ACTGATAATAGTGCCATCTATTCTAGGCATGTTGGTACATTTAAGAAGATGGAACTGATCTATCAGGATATTCTCCGTAGATCTACCTCAGATACAGTTATTATGTCAGGTGACAATGTATTCTATGAGGACATGCGTTCCGTAGAGGTACCTCGTTTCTTCAAAGCGAATTTACTACCATCAGAGACAGGTAAGAAGAGTCTACTGTTCCCTGATCACCAGGTAATAAAAGAGTCAGGATATAATATATCACTCACTTTTATTAAGAAACCTGAAGAGGTATGGGCTAAAGTCCAGAAGATCAATAACGAATGGGAGTCTCAGACAATTTGGCAACCATCATACGTTGTTAAGGATGGATATATCTTTGAACAACCACGTGGATTGACATATGAGATGTGGAAAAACGAATCTGATCCATTTTCTGCCTCAGATCTAACTAAATATGAGCATATAAAGGGAGGTGGTAAGTACGTTAAAGTTCAGAGAGAATTGACAGAGAGAGGAGATACCGCCTTAGCTAGCACACACATGACATATATTAATGCAGCAATAGCAGAAGACTGGGCTTCAGTTAAAGGAGCACGAGCAGCGATGTATTGACATATTTCTCAAGTGATGCTAGTATAATTTTATCTTAGCACTACTAATGAGTCCAGACAGACATGACATTCCTATCATAGGAGATTTTTATACTAAGAAAGAAGTTGATCTAATGATTGCTAATGCTTTAGCAGAAGCAAAAGAGGTTGATAGATTATCCATGGCAAAACATAATCGTGATGCCACCATTATTAGTATGATTCTTGGTTTTATATGCCTTGCTTTGTTTGTGGATGGTTTGTTAAGAATTCTGGGTATCATCCCACCGTTTATGGATCTAGATGTTAACGTAATAGATGACATTATAGAGAAGGTAGAGAGTGATGTGATGCCTTTAGTTCAAAAATTACCACGTATATAATGACAAAGTTGAGTAAAAAGCAACGCCACCAGGTTAAATCTAGGTGGTACTATATATTTTGGGGTGCTGCTACAGTATCAGTATTCGCAGGGCAATTATACGTCGGATCGGGTTACCGTAGGATGGCTGATGCCTTTGAGAAGATACTTGAAGTACCTATCGTTATCGAACGAGAACCACGAGTTTATCCACACTATGATCCCCAAGGAATATAATATCGAACTCAATCTTAATGAAATGATTGAGCGTCGAGTCCCATGCTGTGACCTTTTACATAAGGATCATTGCTTTACAGAAAACCAAGTAGCAGAGATCGCTCATGATATAAACATGGATCTCAACTTACATTCAGTGTATCATCAGATAGATGAGCACATTATGAAGTATGTACAGGCTGCTGGTATAGATAACAAAGATCACTGGGTAGAGCAACGTTTACCTGATCTAGTAGAATCAAAAGATAAGACCATAGTTACACAAAATCCATTTGATGAACACGGGATTGATTTCGAGTGAGACTACAAGAAAAGATTAAGACAGCAGAGGATAGGATAAAGGAATTAAAGCTCCTGATAGAGCATTGGAAAAAGGCATTGGAAGACGATGGAACTAAGTGAAGACGACTTGGTACTACGTAGACAAGTCCTTAAAATATTAATGCACTACTACCCAAAGGATACTCCTCAGAACATCTATGATTGTGCTGATGAGTGGTGTTCTAAGCATAAGATATCCGCTGGTGTCAAAAAACATTATGATGTCTACTACAGGCGAAATTGACTTTTTGGTTTCAGAAAAAGTCGGAAAAAAATTCGGGGCATTTTTTCGCTGTAGGGTTGAGCCTCATAAATAAGTTACTTGAATTAAAATTATGCAGAAAATTGTAAATGTACTTGCTGTTGCGTCTAGCGTTGTATCTCTTGCCGTTGTCGGTAGTGGGCTATACGTATTTGTCAATAGAGCATCCATCATTGATGGAGTTAAATCACAAGTTATGGACTCAGTTGCTGGAGCTCTTGGGCCAGCGATAGGAGGAGCGTTACCTGATGTAACAGGTGGAGTATCAGGTGGAGAGTCACCTTTACCAGCACCACCAGCAGGATTATCACTTCCTAAATAAGCCAGTTACACTGGTATTATGACTGATGAAGTTAAAAAGGAAGAGCCCAAGAAAAAGGGTGTCTTTGGTAAGATAAAGGACAAGATCCTTCCCGATCAGGAGGAGCAAGCCGCAATTATATCTACTTTTGTTAGACTTGGCGTTCTTGTGTGGTCGGGCGGGATACTGACCCTTAATTATGTTGCTATACCAGGGGTACCGCAACAGAAAATCGATCCAACTTTCATAGCCTCAGTTTTTACAGGAGTTTTAGCTAGCTTCGGAATTCAGACGGCTTCTAAGAAAGGAGATGGTACCATGAAGATGAATGGTAATGGTTCACCTAATGGTGCTGTTACTAAAGAAGACATGGAAAAGATGTTAGCGAACGCAAGTAGCGGTCCAGTACAGACCATCAGAGTTGAACAAGCACCACTTAAAATAACAACAGACGATAAACCGTATAAAATGTAATGGGATTTGCGAAAGAGATTAAGGAAGGGACTAAGAAGTCTCACACTGCTGCTGAAAACACTGGGTTCGTAAAGAACTTCCTCAAAGGTGTTGTAAGCAAGGATAGTTATAAGACACTTATAGCTGACTTCTATTTTATTTACAGAGCGTTGGAGGAAGAGTGTGATAAGCACAAAGACAATCCAGCGTTGAGTCCTATCCTCTCTGACTCTCTTAAGAGAGTTAATAATCTAGAGAGAGACCTTAGATACTTCTACGGTCCTAACTGGAGATCCACCATTAAACCTACTGACTCTTGCCAATGCTATGTCAATAGGATACGGGAGGTAGAACCAGAGTTGTTAGTGGGTCACCACTACACACGTTACCTAGGAGACCTCTCTGGTGGTCAGATCCTACGTAACATAGCATCAAAGGCACTTAAACTTGAGGATGAGGGTCTTTGGTTCTATGACTTCAAAGATATAGAAGATCCGAAAGCATTTAAGACTGAGTATCGTGCTGCTTTGGATAACCTACCTCTTAAAGACAAGGAGGCAGTGATAAATGAAGCAAACCACGCATTCAAACTAAACATGTATGTGTTTGATGAGATCCAAGGTAATGCTGCTAAAGGGTTCTTCAAATACCTCTGGTCTTTGGTGACATCTGGTTAAGTACCTATTGTCCTGGTATCTAAATAATAATAGACTTAGGAAGAAAACGTATGACTTAAATCTTCTTTGTCATGGGTGTTAAAATAGAGGTGTTTATGCACAATCTAATGTCCCAGAATCAACTAGGTAGTTGGAGTATCAACGATAGTAATCTTCAGAAATACGCTCCAAGCAACATAGAACCGATCAATGATTACTACGAGTGCCTCATAGAGGCTGGGTCAAGTCAAAAACAAAAACGAATATGTAAACAACTTATGCTCGATTAAGTAGGTCAATGTGGGGGTTTAAACACCCCCTTTTTTCATGGGCAGAAATACTTAGTAAATAGTGATATAATATGTGCTTCAAGACTATGAAGACTATGTTTCAAACCTTTTTCTTAGGTTTAATTGCAGCAGCAATCCTGTTCCTTCCTCGCTTTGCTTACGCTGCCGATATACAGATGGGATCAGGCGGTAACCTGATTTTTGAACCAAATGAAGTTAGTATAGATGTAGGAGACACCGTTACCTTCACGAACGGTGACCTACCACCACACAACGTGGTGTTCTTAGACAATGACTCACTCTCGCATCCAGATTTAAGTTTTGTTGCTGGAGAGAGTTTCAATGTAACGTTTGATGAACCTGGAGAGTACGAGTTTCAGTGTGAACCCCATGCTGGTGCTGGTATGAAAGGAGTTGTACACGTTCGCTGACATCCGTTGCTGTTACTGAGTTTCATTCTCAATTAGGGGTTGCTTTTTCTCAATAATTGTGCTATATATTAGGTATCTTTAGATGGATGATAATGTATAAAGTAACTATCAAGCAACCCGATGGAACAGAAGCAACTATAGATGTGGGTGCTGATGAATATATCCTAGACGCTGCTGAAGAGCAGGGTGTAGACTTAGACTATTCTTGTAGAGCAGGAGCATGTTCGTCATGTGCTGCTAAGGTAGAAGAGGGGACTGTCAATAATGAAGACCAGACTTTCTTAGATGAAGACCAAGTAGCAGCAGGATTTATATTAACCTGTACTGCTTACCCAACTTCAGACCTAACTATATTAGCCGCACAGGAAGAGAACCTTTGAGCGAAAGATATAAGCAAGTAGGAGTTGACATCGAGGCGGGTAACGCTTTCGTTGATCGACTCAAAGAGAAAGCACCTGCTATTGGTGGATTTGGTGGTATGTTTAAGGTGCCTACTGAGTATGAGAAACCTATCTTGGTTTCTGGTGCCGATGGTGTAGGTACAAAGATCAATATGTGTAGGGTATTCAATCAATGGGATACCATAGGTATTGATCTCGTTGCCATGTGTGCCAACGA